TTCTCTGAGGAGTGGCCATGGGAGTATCCGTTGCCGTTCTGAGGATTGTTTTTCGTATGTACTTGAGTTGTATGACATGTAAAAGGTCAAGCTATACATTGGATTTGCCGACGAATCGGCCAGTGGTTTCGGGCCGTATCCAAGTCGAGTGGAAAAGGGCGATCAGCAGTGCTGTCTAATAAGGATAGTTTTCCGACCACACGGAGAAGCTGCAAATAAGGGCCGGAACTTTTCACAACGGCGAACCTCGACGCTTGACCTACTCTGGAGAGAATAATGATTGACTTCAGCAAGATGCTGGCCAGGAACTTCATGAGGTTCGCCGAGATCGAACTCCAGTTGGATGATAACGGTCCGACGTTGGTTCTCGGGCAGAATCTCGACGGAGATGGGATGAGCAGCAACGGTAGCTGTAAGTCCGGGCTGTTCGAGGTCTTTCCCTGGGTGTTGTACGGGGAGACCTTGCGAGGTCTTTCCGGCGACGAAGTGGTTCGCGAGGGCAGTGAAGGCGGGTGCATGGGGGGTTTGGAGTTCACCAAAGATGGCCAAGGGTATCGGATCGTTCGATACCAGGGAGATCGAAAGCATAAAAACGGACTTGAACTTTGGGTCGGTGGTGAGCAGCGGAAGTTCAAGAATAAGACTGATACCCAGGCGGAGATCGTTAAGCTGGTCGGCATGGGGTTCAAGCTCTTCTGTAAGTCCGTCGTTGTCGGCCAGGACTCTCCGCCGTTCACACAGCTTACCGACGCGGAGAAGAAGGTTGTCCTGGAAGGCGTCGTCGGGCTGGACAAGTTCGACGAGTACGAGCAACGGGCTAAGGATGAGGTCGGCCGGTTGCTGTCTTCGATCTCTTCAGGGAAGGCCGCGATCTGCCAGGCCGAGCAGTTGATCAGTGTCGAGCAGGGGCATCGTCAGGAGTTCCTCACCCTGGCTCAGCAGGCGAAGGCTGAGAACAGCCAGAAGCTGATCTGCCTGGAGGAGAAGGTTGCCCATCTCCGTCATCTCCAGGGGCAGCAGGAAGCTCGGCACGCGGAATACCTCCGGATGTCACAGGAGTTGACCTCGTTGAATCCAGGGCAGGTCTCTCAGTCGTACGAACGGGCCAAGGCCGTGGTGATCGCTGCGAACGAAAGCCTGGCCGTTCTTCGCTCCAGTATCGAGAAGGCCAAGGCCGACCTGGAAGAGCGGCGGAAAGCCCTGGCCGAGACCAAGGCCCAGGCAGATTCGTTCGACACCAGGAAGTCCGGACGGATCACCGTGGCCGAGCAGCAGGTGCAACAGGCCGAGCAGCGTCTGTCTGAGGCCAACAAGTTGTGGGAGCAGCTTTCCCAGGTGGAGCAGGAACTGGCTGATCTTCCAACCGTGGATCAGAAACTGCGGGACGTGGAGTCGAAGATTACCGGCTTGGAGAACGACCTGCGGGTGCTCCAGATGACCCTGGATCAGGTGAACGGCAATTTGGTAACAGAGCAGCAGAAGCTGCTGGCCGTCCCTGCTGAGTGCCCGACATGTCTCCGTCCGTTCGACGCCGACTCGCTGGCAGCATCCAGAGGGGTGTACGAGAAGAACATCGAGCAACTTCAGGCCCAGGTCGATGACCTGCGAGATGTTAAGATCGGGCCGTTGCGGAAGGCGATCTCCGATGCCAAGGCTCGCCTGGCGGAGATGAAGAACGCCAGGGATCAAAAGTACGACCCGCTGTTGTCCAGTAAGTCTGGTCTTTCCGAAAGTCTGAAGGCCTATGCCGGTGCCGATGTCAGTCTTGTATCGGCGAAACAGCAGCTTGAGCAGGAAAGGCAGCAGGAGAACGTTCATAAGCAGGTGGCGGTCGAGCAGCAGCGGGTCCTGGAGGAGAAGGAAAAGGCCCTGTTCGTCATGAAGGCCGACCTGGCGGAACAGGAAGAATCCGCCGAGGATCAGAAGAAGGCCCTGGCTCAGCGGGAGGCCGATGCCAAGTACATTGCGGAACTGTCCGAGCGGGTCAACCTGGCAGCTTATGTCGTTGGGGAGTTGAAGAAGACGGTTGAGGAGGTGGAAGGGGTCAAGAGGGAGATTGAGCAGGTAAAGACCTGGGTCAATCCGTATACGAGCAAGGTTGCCGAGATTGAGAAGAAGGTCGCCGAGAGGGGGGCTTCCATGGTTTCTCTTCGGGACTCGATATCTGACTGCGAGGCCCTGCTTCCGTACTACGAGTTCTGGGTCAGGGGCTTTGGAAAGCGTGGTGTTCGAAACATGATCCTTGACCACGTCGCGGCTTACCTGACCGACCGGGCGACTCATTACGCCAGGATGATGACTGACGGTGAGATTCAGGTGGTGTTTGCCACGCAGAAGGAGCGGGCGGATGGTACAATGGCCGAGGAGTTTCACGTCCAGGCGTTGAACCGTCATGGGGCAAATATCTACCGGGGGAATTCCATGGGCGAGCGTCAGCGGATGGACCTGTGTGCTATGCTGGCACTTCGGGACCTGATCCACAGCCGGACCGGCAGCATGATCAACCTGCTGATCTGTGATGAAAATCTGGCTTACATCGACGCCGCTGGAGCGGAGCGGGTGATTGAGATTCTCCGTCATGAGGTCGGCCGGGGTCGGAAGGTCTTCTTCGTCACTCAGGATCAGCGGGTCCAGGATATGTTCCAGTCTCGGAAGGTAGTCGTCAAGGAGGGTGGTGTGAGCCGTTTGCTTGGCCAGGTTACGTCTTCTGCTCGGGATGCCGGGTAATTTATCCTGGGTAGGTCATTAGGAGGTTTTCATGAACGCAGCATATTGGATAAGTCCGGATGGAGTGATTCTCGTTGTTACTGGAGGAACTCATATCTCGATGGTTATTTCTGAGCCTGAGAAATTTGGCATAAGCAGAAAAGAAATCGAGGTGGTTTACAAGAGGCACAAGGAGTCTATCGGCCAGGAAGGACGGGCAAGAGAAGAAATTATTAAGGGTTTGTACACCAAGGGTTGGATTAGGATCAGGAATTACCGGGAGCATGTGTCGGTACAGTTTGGGCGGTTAGATAAGAGAACGAAGGACCTGTTGTTCAACTTCGCGAAGAGAATTACCCGCCGAGGTATTGATGGGATTAAGCTGCATTCAAGCACTCCTTGTCACATGGTAGGGTTCTCCGACGGCAGCAACACCAAGATGACGTTATCTAAAATGGCCAGGGATGGTCTATTCGACGAGCGTGTTGTCAGCCAGATCAGTCTGAAGGTGATGACGCTCGAACAGTATCCGGGAGTAGGGAAATGCCAGACGTTGATAAGATGATAAACGATTTATGCCGTCTCGAAGAAGGGCTTAGTCGATGGGAGGTTGATTTTGTGGATAGCCTTGCCCGGCAGAGGCAGGATGACCCAGATCGGAAGTTGACCTTCAACCAGGTGAATAAGTTGGAGGAGTTATGGGAAAAACATTGTTGATCGTCTCGACCATCAAGCCTGGGGTGCCGGATGTCAACGGGTCGGCTGTTTCTCACGTTCCATGGCACTGTTGTGGATCAGGTGGTTCAGTCCGATGTTTCTATCGTCGGGGCTTAGATCGGAAGGATTAGTTGATGGAAATCAATCTGCACTGGAGCCTGAAGGTGCTCGTCCTCCTATGGATGGCCTGTCGAGTCATTGCCTGGATGTTGCACTACGAGATCATCACCAGAGAGGACCGCAAGAGGAAGGGGAAGTAATGGGGAAGAGAATACTGGCCATTGACCCAGGGACGACACAATCGGCATTCGTCGTGTACGAGCACCTCGACGGTCGTGTTCCAGGGGCCATTCATCAAGTGATGTCAGGAGTAATGAATGTCAAGATGTTAAATGTTCTCCGCGAGGCTACTGTCGATGTTCTCCTGGTGGAGACCGTGGCCTGCTATGGGCAAAGGGTCGGCCGGGAGGTGTTCCAGACCTGCATCTGGATCGGCAGGTTTATCCAGGAGTTTGTCAACGCCCACCCACTCGTTCCGGTCTTCCATGTCTACCGTAAGCCGGTCGTCAGGTTGCTTTGCAACTCAGTCAAGGCCAGGGATGCCGAGGTCAGGGCTGTTCTGATTGACAGGTTTGGCCCTGGTAAGGAACTGGCGGTCGGGAAAAAGAAGACTCCTGGTCCGCTGTACAACGTGAAGTCGGATGCTTGGGCTGCCCTGGGAGTGGCTGTCGCTTACTGTGAAGGGGTGGAGACCGATCCGATCAGTCGAGAGGATGTTGCTGATGCCGAAGAAGAGTAAACGACGTAGTGGGCCGTTCGTCTGTGAATACTGTGGCCATGAATTCAAGACCAGTCAGGCATTGAGTTCGCACATCAAATTCAAGCACCCAGGTGCTGTTCCAGGCAGCCATCAGGTTACCATGGCCAAGCATACGTTGCAGGAGATTCTCTCCTTGGCACTGGTGGCTCCGGAAGCGTCGTCACCTGAAGGACGTGAGACGCTTCATCGCGTCCGAGAGCAGGAGGTACGGCTCCGCCTGGCCCTAATTAGTCTCGCCCTGGACGCCATCGGCAAGATGGACTTCCTCACCAGAATCATCTCCAGGATTCAGGATAACCTGGACAAGGCGTTGTCTTCCGATCAGTTGGAAAAGATGCGGTTGAAAGATCGCGTTTTTCTGTTAGAAATGTTCAATAAGATGGCTCAGCGGCAGACTTCTATGGTTACTGGTCTGCTGTCAACCAAGGTGGAGCACAACACGTTCTACAACGCGGTCTTTAATATTTTGAGTAAGCAGGTGCAGGTAAACGATCCCAGGGTGTTGGAGAGTATGTCCGAGAAGTTCGGATACCGCAAAGACCTGACTCCGCAGGATAAATCCATACTTCAGAGGTTCTTGGCTGATGTCAACAAAGCGATTACAAACGGGCAGTCAGGCGGGGCAGGACATCCAGTTACAGCGACTTCAGACTGTGTTGGAGACGTATCAAGAGGAGATGGTGGGGAAGTTATCTCCGGCGGGGATGCGGGAGCTTCGGGAGCTTCAGAGGAAGAGTCTTAAACTCCCCAGCATCACCCAGGCACAACATGATCTACTGTCACTGGATTACGAGAATGTCCCGGTCCCCGTAGAGCAGTTCGTACGAGACCCCTATTATTTCGGGTCCTCGGTGAGTGAGTTGCATGACACCCTGGTAGACGACCTCAGCATCGTCTTCGCCCCGGACTCACGTATAAATGAGTGGATATTAAAAGGGTCAATCGGGTACGGAAAGTGCGTACGAGAAGGTACTCTTATTCCGACGGGGGATGGTTACCTACCTGTGGAGCAGGTATTTGCTTTGCAGCCGGAACAGGTTGCTGCCGAAAGTGGCGTGTGTCCATTAAAGACTGTTCATGACGAGCATGAGGTTGAAACGTGCTGTCTGGTTACTAAGCATGGCCACGAGTTGGAAGGTCGTCCAGGTCACAGGATTCGGGTTCTGGACTACAATACTTTTGGTATGCGGTGGGTGGCCCTGGAAGACCTTGAGCCTGGGATGTGCGTGCTGGAAAAACAATCTACTGTATTTGGAAAGCAGTTTATAACATCGGCCCAGGCGGAGTTAGCCGGGTGGTATGCGGCAAAAGGTTCCTGGAATGGCCATTGCTATTGCCTGGACCTTCATCCGGAGGAGCTTCCGTATGTTGAGCGACTGGCAGAACGTGCGGGCGTCACCAAGTGTCAGAGGTCAAAAACAGTTCCAAGGCTTTATCTGAAGGGCCTTCCGGATCGTCTTGTTCCATATTTTTCTTGCGGCCCGGAGAGTAGGAAGAAGTGCCTCCCTGCGGCACTTCTGGCCAGCACAAGAAAAACTATTTGTATGTATCTTCGTGGGCTTTTCTCCGGCGATGGCTATGCTCGTGACGGCTCCGAGTTCACGACCTGCTCAAGATTGCTGGCTCAGCAGGTTCGTGTTCTGATGACGTATCTCGGGTACTACGTCACATGCTACACTTCGAAGGCATCGTACAAGAAGAACGGGGCGAGGACTTACACAGGGGATAAATATACCGTTCGGGTCATAGGTCCTGACTCTGCTAAGAAGTTTGTCAGGGAGATTGGGTTCGCCTGTTTCGTCAAGCAGAAGGTGGCGGTCGAGCGGTCGAAGAAGTACAGCAGCAACAGCGATCACAGTTTTGGTTTCAAGTTGCCTCGTGAGTCGGCAAAGGCTCTGCGAGACCTACAGCCTAAATATGGTTCCCTGGGAAAGACTGACAGTCCGTCAGGAAAACTGCACCGCGTTGTCTATGGTCAGGCGATCACCAGGCGGCTGTTGCAGGAGGTTAAAAAAGCAGGTGGTGTTCTTCCGCACACTCTGGCTGCAATTGAGAGTGGTGATCTTCTCTTCGATACGGTCAAGGAGGTTCGTCGTGGGAAGGCTCACTGCTATGATCTGACGGTTGATGGCGACCCGTCTTATCTTTCAGATGGATTCATATCACATAATACTACCGTCGGCACCGTCGGTCTCGGCTACTCGATCTACAAGCTGACCTGCCTCCGAGACCCGGCCAAGTTCTACGGACTTCTGCCCGGCTCCAGGATCGTTTTCGGCATCTTCAACATCACGCTGACCCGGTCAGATCAGGCGTATGAGAACCTGCGTCTCTGGATGCAGAACAGTCCGTACTTCCAGGAGCACGCTCCGTTGACGGTCAAACCGGCCGATCCGATTGAGATCGCGAACAAGCGTATCCAGGTGGTCCAGGGGTCGATGTCTGAGCACGCCCTGGGTGAGAACATGTTCGGCTTCATGCTGGACGAGGCGAACTTCTTCAAGAGGATTGCCGGGCAGAGAATGAGTCAAGCCGACCGGACCAAAGCTCATCAGATTTATACGGCGTGTAAACGACGCCAGGTCAGCAGGTTCATGAGGTTCGGCATCGTGCCTGGCGTGAATATGCTGATGTCCTCGGAGCAGACCCAGACCAGCTTTCTGGAAAGTCGGGTGGCCAGGTCGAAGGTTGACAAGTCGATCTTCATCACCAGCAAGGCCCTGTGGGAGACCAAGCCGAAGGAGAACTACAGCGGGGTGAAGTTCCAGGTGGTCGTCGCCGACGGGTTAAACCCATCGGCGATTCTGGAAGAGGATGAGGTGGTCCCGGACGGCCGGAAGGTGATCGACATTCCGATTGAACTAAAGCCTGCATTCGAGGAGGACTGTGACGAGGCTGTTCGAGATATCGCAGGTCAGCCGGTAACGGCTACTGGAAAGTTTTTCGGGATGCCAGAGCGGATTCTCCAGTGTGTCAACCGCAATCGGGTTCACCCGTTCGGCAGGATGAGCCTGCACGACATCTCGACAGAGAATCCTGGTGTTCGTATCCTGGACTACCTGCACGCGGACAAGCTGTTTAAGATCACCCACTCGGTCTCTACGCTGCGGGTGGATCACGGAACGCCAAGGGCGGCCCACATCGACATCGGGGTCACCGGTGACAGCCTGGGCCTGGCCATCGGCCATCTGCGGCCTGAGATCGGTACACTATACTACGACTTGCTTCTCCAGATCATTCCGCCGGAGCGGGGGGAGAATGATATCGAGGCCGTGGTTGAGTTCCTGAAGGACCTGAAGATGCGGGGAATGCGGTTTATCAGCGTCACCTACGACCAGTTCCAGAGTCGTCAGTCTATCCAGCAGTTGAAGAAGGCAGGCTTCCCGGCCGGTAAGTTGAGCATCGGGTATAACGAGTATTCGATCCTCCGTCGTCGTGTCTACTCCGGTCCGCTGGCCTGCGACTATTACCAGTACGCTCCGCTGATCAAGGAACTGACTGAACTGGAGAAGGGTCCAGGACCGGGCGATCCTCCGGACCACCCGTCTGACGGCGGCAAGGATGTGGCTGATGCAGCCTGTGGAGTGGCTGCTGTGCTGACGGCGATTTCGACCATCCGTCCCGGAGCCAAGAGACAATCACGCTGGAGGTCTTCCGCTTTGTAGAAGTAGATCAGCCGGGTTTGGCAGGCTCCTGGTATATTATTTTGACGATCAACTTGAAGGGATCACGTATGTTGCCAGTCAGACCGCTGAGGAATCTGCTGAGCCTGTTTGGCTTTGGCAAAGGGCAGCCTCCGAGAGCCAGGCATGGCCAGTCGGATGTTCTGAACGTGGAGTTCGGCTCTGCTATCGGTCAGGCGGTACAGCAGTGGTATGATAATAACATGTCGCTGGCTGTGGATCGTCGGCAGCGATACCGCGAGATGGACGCCATCGACCAGAACGACATCCTGTGTTCGGCTTTGGATTTGTATACCGAGGACGCCTTGCGGTCTGACCAGGCGACCGGGCGAACAATTTGGGCCGTCAGTCGCAACCGGGACATTGAGCGGATCGCCAACCATCTGATGGTACAGACCTGCCGACTTGAAGAGCAGGGTGAGCACATTGTTCGTTCGATGTGCAAGTACGGCGACCGCTTCATGTCCTGTCTTCAGATGGTCAACGACAAGGACGTAGCTGTCAGAATCGGCGGTCTCCGAGTGGTACAGCCCTATTGGGTATCGAAAGAGCAGGACCCGCTCGGCCGGGTCAGCGGGTATATCTTGGGTTACGAAGGTAATGACAGCGACCCAGGGCATCGCTGGCCTATCCCTAAGACGGAGACCATGGAGAGTTTGATGCCTTGGGAGATGGTGCATTTTATGCTCCCCGGCCAGGATGACAGTGGCATTTACGGCACGTCCATCTTGTTCGCAGCCAGGCGTGTTTTCCGTAGGTTGAACATGATGGAAGAGGCTCTGACCATCCATCGAATCAAAAAGGCTCCTGATCGCTATAAGTGGAAGGTTCCGACCGGCGGTGCCCCTCCGGACGAGCAGCAGGAGATTCTTAACGAATTCAAGCAGCGAATGAACAAGGCTTATCTGTTCGACAAGGACACGGGGGAGATGAAGCAGGAGCTTGCCCCATGGTCTCTGGATGATGACATCTACCTGGCGGTCGCCGAGGATATGCAGGCAGATTGCGAGTTGCTGAAGGGCAGTGGGGTCATTGGCAACATCACGGACGTGGAGTACATGAGGAACCGGCTGTTCAGTTGTATCAGGATTCCTCCGGACTTCCTCGGGTTCGCCGAGTCTGGTGGCAGCTTGAATCAGACGACTCCGTTATCCGAGCAGTCGATCCGCTATTCGCACACAGTAAAGAAGGTTCAGAAGGCCTACGCTACTGGTGTCACGCAGTTGGTCAAGATCGACATGGTAATGCGAGGGATTGACCCGGACGACGAGCGGAACAAGTTCACCATCCGCATGTCGCCGGTCAGTCACCTGGAGGAGAAGCAAGCGGCAGAGACGGCGAAGGTCCGGGCAGATATTGTGTCTGAGCTTCTCCGGGCAGGTAAGGAGCTTGGGGTCAACAAGCAGCGGTGGCACGACTACGTGGGTAAGCTCAGCGGGTTCCCAGAGGAGATCGTGGACTTACTGAAGTCTTCTGAGACCCCCGAGTCGAGGATCACCGAGGCGACCCAGAAGTTGGCCAGGCATATGATGGACACATTGTCCGGCGGCACGGTTATTCACAGTGGCAACCTGCCACTGTGGTTCGATATGCCGACGAGGGAACGGATCGTTGAACGGGTACAGGAAGTCAGCTACATCAACGAGAAGCTCAAGAACCAGTCAGTCAAGATCATTGAGGAGGGTCTCGCAGATGGCAGGTGAAAGTGTTGGCAGTCCAGCCAGGCGTTGCAGTCACACCAGAGGGTTCCAGAAGGTTTTCGGTACGGAGGAGCCTGACGGCAGCTATCAGGTGATGTGCCCTGAATGTAATGAGACGCGAAAGACCCGGCCTGCCAGAATGGAACAGAGTCGTGACTCTCGGCCGTTGATCGTCGAGTAAAAAATTCTTGTAAGTAGTATCGCAATTTTTTATTTTTTCTATTGCGACCCGCCGTAGTTTTTCCTATATAATATAGTCGTAATGCCGAGGGCGTATTTGCCCTCGGCCCCCATACACCAGGAGAGACTTCATGAGCTTCCCACGCTTCGGGGA